GCAGTCGTAACAATCGAATCCCTTGATAGGCATCCAATGTTTCCAATACTGTCGCTCAAAGCAAGTGACGATGGCGTTGTAGCACCAGAATAAACCAATATCTGACGCTTGCCAAATATGAATAAGAAACCATTGTGTGCGCCAAGACCAACAATCTGATCAGAGCCGTTAGGCCACACTTGGGCAACATTCAATGTGCCTGAAGTGCCACCCGTCCAGTTATGTCCTGCCAACAAATCAGAGAAAGTAATGGTTGCATTGTTTGTAGTTGTATCAGCAACCCACAAACGACCAAAAGCAGATATAGCAACATTCCCTAAAGGAACTGTGCCTGAATAGCCCGCTTTCTCAGATACACGCCTATAAGTAGTTGTACTTACGGCAGGGTCATAGATCAATGGGTCATAACCAGACTGGAAAAAGTAGGTTATTCCATTTAAAGAAGCACATTGCCAATTGCTTGCTGTGATAGTTGGGGCTGTACCCCCTCCCCCGTAGGTGAGTTCTACAACAGCGTTTGAGCCATCTAACTTGAATAACTTGTTGTTTCCAGCAAACAATACAGTCAAAGTGCCATCTAATTGCACTAATTCATGTATTACTTTTATATCGTTTGCGCCTAAGTTGCCAGAGGATGAATTAACCCTTGAGAAACCTTTACGTGCGCCAATACGTCCATATTGGTCAATCACGCAGTTTGTGGCAATAGCCGCATATCCCGCCTCTAAAGTAAGAGGTGAGTCTTGCGTATTTAGCCCAAAGAAGCCTGGTGCTTGAACACTAAAGGTCTGCAATCTTTGCGTCATATAGAGACAAACTCCTGATTCTCAGGATAGCGTGTGCCTTCCAATGCTATGTGGTCTGACAGCATTGCTCTATATAAGTTATATGCCTCTGAAGAAGATAAACCACCATCCTCACCACGCTCCACCAAAGCCCTTGCATAGGCATTTTGAGACACCAAAGTATCAGGCACTTTAACCACAGTTGAATCAGCAGTCAAAGTGGCTTGTGGGATAGTTAAAGCAAATGGGATGCTATACACGCCATCAGGACGGGGATAGAGAGTTACTTTAGTATCGCCATTATTATCTACGCCATCAAAAGCGTAATTCGATGGAATACCATTTATAGGGGTAGAGAAGTTCTGATACCGATTCATACTAACAAAGTCGATATTCTTCATGCCAACATTGCTAGTGGCGTTAATCACATCTTGAACTTGGAACTTCTGACCAGAACCAGTTAGGGAGTAGGAATATGTGCTAGAAGTAGTGGACAGGGTAATTGTCTGACCTAAGACATTCCAAGCAAAAGCATCTTCTATTTGACGCTTTGCATCATTGACAAACTTACCAATAAGTGTTGAATAGGCTGTTTCGTTGTATGTAGTAACAACAGGCTCTCTAAGCCTGACTAATACATCGTTAACTAATTCTAGATAGGTCATCTGCTTGCCTTTGCCTTATTTCGTTCAGAAATAGACTTAGCCTTTGCCTTTGCGTCAGCCTTTGAGGATGCACCCCATGCTTTGAGCGAAAGAAGCAGTCTTGTCGGTTTACCATCCTTGTCGTACTCAGGGCCATCATTGCCACTCATACGAGCCAAGAAACTTGCTCTGCGAGGGTTATCCCCCGACTTTACTGGTGCTTTTAAATTACCACCAGTTTCCGCATTATAAGATGATCTTCCCTTGGAGTTCAACCCTCCTTTAGGATTTTTACCTTCGGAGCGTTGCCAAGCAGGAGTTTTCATCACTTCACCTTTTTTGGTTTCTTTGCGGTTTTAGCAGACTCAATAAACGCTTTGGCAGTTGGCGCACCTTTGCTACCAACTTTACGCATACGTTCACCAGAGCCAGCCTTAATTCTTTCCTTCTTTGCCAAAATATTGGCATAAAGACCTTGTTTCATTTCTTTTTCGCCTTTCCTGCCTCAGACAAAGCAATAGCAATCGCTTGTTTCTGAGACTTAACAACCTTACCACCCTTGCCTGAGTGCAGATCACCTGCTTTGTACTCACGCATGACTTTGCTAATCTTGGCTTGTGCTTTAGTCTTTTTCATATCAGTAAAGAATCTTAGCCGTGATAGTGCCAGTTACATAAACTGTACAGTTTGCCCGTACATACATAGGAGCATTGGCAATAGTAACCATTCCATCAGCAGTCAAAGCAGAACCAAGGGTTGCCCAATTACTACCATCTAGACTACCTTGCAACACAACAGTTGCACTTGTAATTCCAGAGACTTGCATAAATACGGGTTGACCACCATCAACTTGAATGGCGGCAGAAGCACCAGTAGCACTAACAGCACTTAAAAGGGTTTTTGCCCCAGATAATGAACTCATTTGCCTCTCCCTGATTTTTTCATCATGTTAGTTGCAGTACGCTGACCACGCATAGGCATAGCCTTTGGCTTACCAACTGCCACCATGATGGCAATAGGAACACCTTTTTTGGTGTCTTTTTTAGTTGTTTTTGGGGATGTCATCTTGGTTGATTTTCCGTACATTATGGTTTCTCCTTGGTAATTGGGCCACCTGATTTCCACGCATCACAGGTTCTGAGTGCGGCACAGGTAAATTGAAATAGATCGCAATATCCTAAATTAGCCGCCTTGACAAAGTTCTCATCATAGGACAACTCATTCTCTCCTTCATCCTTTTCTAGTCCACCAATGATGCACTCCATCATCTTGGGAGTCTGAATAAATGCGGCACAGTTGCCACATAGCATATTCTTAATATCTTTGGTAGGAGCGTTATACATCTTGGCTTTTTTCAGCCAAAACACATCATTTGCCTCGTTAGGATTAGGAGGGCCATATCCATACTCTTTGAAAGCATGATTTCTGTTCTTCAGATTGGTAGATACATCCTGAGTCGCCACAGGACAAACCACACCTGAGAGCAAACCCTCTTTCACTTTAGCCACCTTGCGGCAAAGAAACTTACTATGCCTGACAATGCAGAAGCAATGACCATTCCCATCCAAAAGCCACCTTTAGACTGATTTGCCAGTTCAAGTAAAGCACGAACATCATTGCTCAACTGCGATACCTGACCATGTAAAACCTCTACTTGGGCTTCTAGTCGTCCAAAGTCTCTAGCGTCAATGTCACTCATAACTGTTCCTTACGGGGTCTACCCATAGGCTTTTTCAGCGTTAATGTCTGCCTTGTTCCATCAACCTTTGCCACCTCTACAACAGCAGAAGTATCAACCTCTGTGTATTCTGGGTGTTTACGCATCTCAGCAATGTCGTAGTCTTGTCTAAACTCGACAACATTACCTGATTGGTTACAACGAAACAAAGCCATATTTATCCTTAAAAGAAAGGGGAGCAAGCCCCCCTTATCTTTAGACTATGCGAGCGATCACAAGGTCAATAGTAGTAGACGCTAAGTCAACAGACGCACCAGTTAAGTTGTTTGTTGAAATAGTTACTGTGTTTGCCGCAGAAACATAGGCTCTGCGAACAAGACCAGCCTCTGAAACGCCAGCAGACATTCCAAGAACCATATCACCCAAAACAACGCCTGGGACAGTAATAGTGTCAGTAGCCGCACCAGCCGCACCAGTTGCGACAGAAGCAGAGTCCAAAGTAGCGGTTACAGACCATGTATCAGAGAATATACCTCTGAATTGATCAGTGCCTCTACGAGATACAACAGCGGTTGCACTTGCCATAATTTTTCTCCTAATTAGTTTAAAAAAGTCCCCCCACCACTAGGGCAGGGGGCGCAACTGCAATTAGGCTGGCACTGCTAATGCAAACATTGCTGAAGACTTAGCGGCTCCAACAGTGGCGGCATTACGCAAGGCGGCTACACCATACAGTGTGTCAGAAGTGAACAATGTAGCAAGGTATTCTTGCTTATATTGAACTTGTGAACGGATGCCAACTTGCTCAACCAGAACCATAGCGTCCTTATGACCCATCAAGCAAACACGGGCGGCTCCTGAACCAGAAGTCGTATCAGCGTTGCTAGAAGTGAACACAGGGATACCATACAAGTTACCGATTTCACCAGTGCGGATAGCGTTGCCATTACCCACAAAAGCCTGCTCTGTATAACGGGCAAGACCCATCAATGTGTTACGGCTTGAGGGAGGAATGAGGAAGAAACGATTGTCCATAGGAGTATCGTTGTCATCCAAACGCTGAATAGTGCGGCGAATTGACGCATCAGTCAAAGCAGACTCGTTGTTGTTTGCGGCAACATAAGCAGTCGTGCCATCACCACCAATGTAGGCGGCGGCATAAGCGGCGGCTCCTGCTGTACCACCATTTGCAGAACGACCCAACTGCACCAAGTCTGTATCGACTTGACGAGCCAAGGCATAACCTGCGTCTGATGTATAGAAGTTACGCATAGAGTTCAGGGCTTGAGCCTCAACAATATCTTCGATCAAGCGGCTATATTCATAGTGCTTGTTGATAGATATTGTTACTTCTGACTCAGTAGCGGCAATCAAAGTAACTGCATCAGTAGCAACTTTGGCATTAGCAGTGCCACGAGTAGGTGCAGGAATGTGAACAGTGTCACCTTTCTTGCCCTTGAAGTTCATCTTCATAACCAAGTTTGCTAAAACTAGGTTCTTTTTGTAAGCCGCTACGATTTCATCTGACCAAATATCAGGGATGAATTTGTCAGCGGTTGTTACTGTCACCGAATTGGTGGGGGAAAATGCTGTATTAGCCATGTTAAATCTCCAAAAAACGATAAGTTAAGTTATTTAACCCTACCTTCAGCGTAGGCTTGCATGATTTCGTCAGACAAGGCTTCGTATCGGTTCGGGTCAGTCATCTTCAGCCGAATAAGGTCAGCCCTTCTATAAACTCTTTTAGAACTCTCTCCAGTACCACCTACATCAACTGCGGCGGCTTTAAGGTTAGTCTTGCGTTGGGTTTCACCCGCATCGCTAGTCTGTTTAGCCTTAACACCCTTTAGTTGCTTATAAGTCGATAACAACTCGTTTGCACTGTCATAGTCAAACTCACCATCTGCTCTCGCATACAACCCTAACCGAATAGGTGAGGATTTCACCCAATTCTGAAATTCCGTATCTTGTGCAATCTGCCCAAAATCAGGATGGTCTTGCGATAACTTCTGCCGAATCTGCATCCTCTTGAAGTCGTTAGCCGCTTGGCGACCCGCTACTACATCAGGATGATTATCAACTGTCTTACGAATTGCCTCTTTCGGATTCTCAAAGAAATCTACTTCAGGCTCATCTTGCTCAATAGGTTGTTTGTTAGAACTAAGGTTCTGCTTTATGAGTTCATCTGCAAGTTTACGAACTTCACCTACCTCTTGCGCTTGCTTGCCAATTAACTTTTCAGCCTCTTGGTGCATTTTGATGACTTCATCTAAACTCTTTTGCCTGTATTTCTCAGGTAGTTCAGCGATAGTCGGTGCTTCGGGTAGTTGCTTTTGTTCCTCAACTATGTCTAACTCACTTAGCGTCTCGTCTTCTTTGTCAATCAACATATTCTTCCTTTTTCCTGCCGTTATCGGTTCTAGGACATTAAACTCGGCAT